ATGGCTCTGCCACCCATGTTGTAGTTCATCGGCATCATGGCTTGACCGCCCATGTTGTAACCCATTCTTTCAACTACTTCTGGTGCTACTTTCCGTAATGCTTCGATTCCAGCACCGCCACCATCTTTGTAGTTCATTACTTCACCGCCCATAGCTGCTGCCATGACTTGTTCTTGCGGTTCTTCGTTGTTAAAAGCGTTTGACAATCGTTGTCCGCCGCTCAGTTGTGGAAACGTATTGGCTGGTAGTAAACCAAACTCAGTAGGATTCGGTGCTTGTTGGCCCATTCTTCTAGCCATTTCTGCTTCTAAGTTGTATCTGCCAGTAGCGTCCATTGCGACTACAGGAGATAAAGATACGCCTTTGGAATCTTTGGCTTCGTCATAAGCCAGTTTTCCTAGCTTACCAGCTATACCACCAGCTAAAGCCATGCCAGCCAAACTGCCAAGACCACCCATACCACCGCCACCTTGTCCACCGCCGCCATAAACATCTCTCAAACCACTTGCTCCACCTAGGCCCATTGCATCACCAATAGATTTAATACCCTGTGGTGTTTGTCCTCCAAAGAAACCACCCGCTTGTGTGGCTTGTGGAGCATAACCAGAGAACTGTAAATCTTTCATAATGTCTGCATCAGACATTCCTTCTGCTCTTAATCTTTCTACTCTGGTCGCAGCACCGGGCACTGAATTCGCAATGTCATCAACGCTCTGTTGTGGTTGTTGTTCTCCACCCATACCAAAACTTTTGCCAATATTTCCAAACAACCCTACCTCGTCTTGCCCCGGCATTATATATTCGTAACCTCTTTGAAAAATGTTACCAGTTTCTGGGGCACCAGCAACTGCATCACCACCAGTAAAAGTTTTGCCAATATTTCCAAACAGTCCTACGCCGTCATCACCTTTTGTTATGTACTCTTTAGCATTGGAGAAAAAATTACCTCCAGTTGCTTTGCCCGCTCCAGCTGCTGCTTTATTAGCACCCGCCCATTGAGCTGCTGCTTGTATCGGACTGATGTTGCCCTTGGCTACGTCATAAGCTGTGTATGCTTTTGTGGCCATAGTGGCTGGTATTTGCCAAGGGCCCGGTATTACCGAAGCTACCTGTGCAATAACTCTACCTTTTTTCTTAATAGACTTTGCCGTTTTTTTCAACCAACCGTGTTGTTCTCCACCGGTTATTTCATTCATTAGCGTAGCAATGCCGTTGCCATACGTCATTGTTTCTGGGTCTATGCCAGCTTTTTCTGCTTCTATACCAATAAGCTCTTCTATCTGTGGGGTTATTAATTCTTTTGATAAATTTACATCACCAGTTCTAACGTGTACGATCATGTCGTCTTCACCACCGGTCAGTGCCAGTTGGTTCATCAAATCGTTGTAAGGGGCATTTCCTTTGACTATAGTAGTTTGAATAGCATTATCTATTGCTTCTAATTCTTCTGGGTCGTTTGTGCCTTGTTTTTGCATCACCAAAGCGTCAATAGCGGCATTGAGTTCTTCTGGTGACATGGTTTTCTCAACGGCTTTTCTGGCTGCGTCTAGTTCAGCTAAGCTCATCGCTTGTGGTCTGCCAAAACCATAATCAACATCTGCATCATTGATAACTGCACCAGTTTCTCCTCCCATCATGCCCATAAGCTCTGCATCATTGATAACTGCACCAGTTTCTCTTTGTGGAGGCATCATACTTGTAGTAGCACCACCCATAGGTATCATAGGCATAGGCTCTCTATTTGTAGGCAAAGGCATTGGTATTGCGGGACCTTCATTCTCCATCATCTCTCTGGTATACAACATGTTATTCATTTCATTGGGTATAACTGCACCAGTTTCTGCTCCCATCAAGCTTTCTAGTTCTCTTCTAACTTCTGCATCATTAATAACAGCACCTGTCTCATTACCCAACATTGGCACTCTTGGCATTGTCGGAGTAACGCTCTCTGGCAAACTGTATATTTTTTTAAGTGTGTCTTCTAATCTTGCCATAATCTTACCTTTTTATATCTTAACCGAATCTGTGCTTATTGTAGCACCAACTTCAGCAATGTCATGTGTACCATTGTTCCTTATCCCATCCATAGACAGGACCCGTTATGTTTACCGTTACATTCCCATCAAGGGTTACTGTAACAGCTCCTATTGAAGCCTTGGCTTCTAAGCCAAATTGAGGACCTACCGACAGGTTTACCCAAGCATCGCCATCATAAACTTGCAACTCTTCTGTCGTGGTGTTCCAGATAACGTCACCAGCACTAAAAGAAGAAGAATTACGCTCAACGTCTGTGTATTGTGGCGTAGCAGTAGTGTCAAAGCGTCCTAAGTTTAGTTCCATTATACGAACCAAACGATTGAAAGTGTCTATAGACACCATGTTGCCCTGTGCTATTGGCAATCTGGTTTCTAGTAACTTACCCATTATCTTCTACCAGACGGCTGCACATCCAAACGTGTAGCTCCCAATCTCCACTTGTAGTCTTTTCTGTCAACGGTGTTGTCGTCATCGGACTCAAACCTCAATACCAACTGTCTGCTTCTTGCTCTTAGATTAGAGTAAGTAGAAGTAGTAGTAACCTGTGTGGTTGAGTTTGTTGTCAAAGAGTCGCCATTAAAGTCTCTGCTTTTAACAACTATGTTCATGGCTGGAGAAGGATTAGTGCCTGTCTGTGTAGCAAACAAGACATCTGGTATTACTTTTTTTACAAAAGCAAAGTTCTCACCATCTGCTATATCAATGTCTGCTGACTCTATAAACACACCATCCATAGCACTTGTGTCATCGTTAAAACCAGTCTCGTGTGTAAACAAACAGTTAACAGAAGAACTTATACCAGACGCTATTGGTTTGTTTTCTATACCAGCATCCAGCCAAGCGTGTCTTACCAAAGAACCTATAGACCAAGAGTTTTCTTCGTAGTTGTATATTGCATAACGTGAAATTTCATTAGTGCCATCTTCTATAGAAGGATAAAAGAACCACACTTCAGAAAACTCACTGTTCAATGCAATGTGACATTTGTACGCTTGTGTTAAGTTCAGATCAGAAAAAACATAATCTTGCACCGAACAAGGCAGTTTTTGTACAGCACCGTTGTAAAAGTAAAAACCATTTTTTGACATGTAATAGACACCATTGGAAGCATTGACTACAGCTTTGGGTCCTATTAATCCAGCACCTTCGTTAATAAGGTTTACAGCAAAGATCAACGGAGGTCCTATAAAAGTCATGCTGTACAAACTTGTGTCTGTCCAAATCAATACTTCTTGTCTTGATTTAAGACCACCTACGATTAAAGAGCCACTTGATAATCTAAGAGAACCAGCAGAGTTGGTAGACAGTGGTTCAAACTCTAATTCATTTTCTTGGTCACTAAAGGCTACAAGCATTGGGTCTAGCGTACCAGTTCTGGCACTGCCAGATATAGGGTCAGCTCCTAATACTATCAAATGCCTGTCAGTCTCTGATGTAATAACTTGTAAAGCAACGGTAGGTACTAAGTTTGCACCAGAAGTAGTATTCAGAGCTACAGCTCTGGTGTCTAAGCCATCATCTTCTACCCACCTGTAGATGCTTCCAGCTCTTGGGTTAATGATTAAATTCTCTCCAAAATTGTCGTGTGTCCATAACCTTAATTGACCATTAGCAGACAAAGCACTTGTAGAGCCGAATGTACTGGCACTCCATGTTCCAGAACCCCAACCAGCTGATTGTACAAAAACATCCAATCCAGAATTTATTTGGTAAACAGCATCAGCTCCAGCTCCGCCATTATTACTGTCGCTACTATTGGCTGTAACAGCATCGCCAGCAGAATCTGTGGCTGTGAATGTAAATACGTTTGCAGAACCAACACCGTTAATCTGGTATTCTTTGTTTAGTACCGTAGCTGTAATAACACCACCAAGTGACACTGCTCCAGCCAATGTAACCCAATCACCAACAACAGCTCCATGATCTGAGTCTGTAGCTGTAATTAAAGATGAACCATCGGTAGCTGAAAATACAATACCATTGGTTGTAGTAGCTCTTATGGGAGTAACATCATTGTAACTGCCACCGTTGTCTATGTAATATTTAGAAGTGGTACCAAATCCTAGATAGCGTGCACCACCCAATGAAATCCAACTGTGTAATGCTCTGGCTGTGTCAAAAAATACGTTGGTACTTTTCTTTGCCCAACCGCCTACTTTTTCTACGCCACCTTTTCTAAAGCGTACTAAGTTACCGTCTAC